TACGGAAGGCCGTTTGGATCTCATCCTTGGCTTGTTTGATTGCGGTCATCCCATCACCTCGAAGGCGTACAGGAGACGCTCAGTGCCTGGCTGGAGTAGTTCTGTGCGCATGATCTGCCAAGTCCTATCCCCATCTACGATCTCGTGGAAGCCCTCCAGATCCTCGCCCCCATCGTTCGCCGCAGCGAACAGAACCACGGCATTGTCTGTACTCATGCCTTCTAGCCAGCCTCGCAAGATCGACCAGCTCACGCCCCCGCGGATGTGGTCGGTCGCGAACACACCGGCTCCTGTGACAGAGGCCAGCACTGGGCGCGTGTCGGTCCGCCACGGCATCTGGTCGTCCGAGCTGGGGCTGTTCCCGAGCTTGCGCACGGTCACGGATCGACCCGCACCGTCAATCAGCGTCTTTGTTGTGGTGCGGAGTGCAGCGTAGTCAACCACGGGCCAAGTCCCTCGATGTTGTGGAGATCAGGATCTCCTCCATCCACAGGTCAGCCACGGGATACTCCCTGACCGACTGGATGAAGTTTCCAGAGCTGGTCATCGGCTTGTTAGAGTTGGCGTCGGAATACTGACGCTCAGTCTCGATCGGCCCCACCGCGTCCTTCGCGCGGACCAACTGCCCTGTTCCCGTGCTGACCGTCCCCGTCGCCGGGTCCACGGTCGGGAAGGGAGTATCAGGCAGCGGCGACAGAGTCGAGAGCTGAAGATCGAGCAGGGTGTACTCCGAATGTGCGTACAGTAGCGGATTCGGCAGCGGATCCAGCTCGAACTGGTCATCATCGAGCGCACTCAGACGAGGCCACTCACGGCCCTGCGCCTTCGAACGCTTGTAGCCACGGTAGCGGCGCCCGAACCGCTTGTCCATATAGTCGGTCGCGCGCACGGCGGACGCTTGAATCTCAGCGTCCGTATACGGCACGGCCGCGATATCGAGCCCACGGTCAGTGAAGTATGCCTTGATGTCTGCGATGGCCTGGTAGCTATTAGCTGCCGCGACTCCAGTACCGTCCTCTACTGTGAACGCCATGATCGACTCCTAGACGATGAATGCGGCTGGTGCGGCCAGAACGACCTGTGTTGCTTCAGTCGAGACGAAATCGTCCCCACATGCCATGCGAATCCTGAGTCTCCACGTACCGACCTTAAAGAACTCAACATCACGGTAGTACCACGTCGCACTGTTGGCCAACTGGTTGTTCGTCTGCCCCAACACGAAGCGTACTGGCTTCGTGTTGGTTGAGATGTCCACGCTGCCCCAGGTGCTTGTGAATGGGTCGAAATACTGCCAAGTGATCACGGACGGGTCTGGACAGGGGGAGGATGGGAAGGGGGGCTGATCCCACCTGCCATCAAAGGACCGTGAAGCATCCCCAATTCGATAGATGGAGCTGTCTGGGTAGCCCTTGAGGACAGCCGTTTCCGAGAAACTGCATGCACAAGCCATCAGCGCACTGCCTGTGTATCGGCTCGGTTCTGGAACGTGCTGAAGTCGACCACTTGTCCGTCGATGTCCTCTCCCCGGTCTCGCTGATCCAGCACGACATTCTCCATCAACACCGTGACCCATGCCTCAGCATAGGCGAGCACTTCCTCACGAGTCGGCGTGGCATCCCTCTGGCGGCCAATTTCTTCGTCCCAGACATAGTAGAAATAGGCTGCCATCGTATTGACGAGCCTCTGGTGCCAGTCCCTACCTCCAGCAAGGATCTCACGCAAAGAGAACTTGGTCTTGCCAAACTCTCGGATGATCCACCAGTCGGTCCAGTCCTCTCGCGTCAGCTCTTGACGATCACGTACCTTCAGCATCCTAGTCCTCCGTGTAGATGATCGTGATCGAAATTTCTGTTGGAGACCCGTCTGTAGTTCCTTGCACATAGGTCACGAAGCTGTCTGCTGGGATCGTAGGGTCAGAAAAGGCCGTGAGATCGTCGCCTGGCGTAGTGGCCGTGCTGGTCCGAGCAACGATAATGTTGGTCGTGCCGTGCGCGGCCGTGTCGTGGTACAGCGTCCAGTCAATGTCGGTCCCGCCCGTGCGGACCGCACGAATCTCCTGCACTGTGATGGCCCGATCAGTGAAGAACACCGAGATGTCCTCCCCCGCGCCTGGACTCTGGATCGTGAGCGTACGGGTCGTCATTCCGAGCGCAGCCGCAACCATCAGATCCCAGTCAGCATGCGGGGGCTCGGCCGTCGTACTGACCGCCGTACAAACATACGACGATCCGCCGTTTTCGACAGCCTGATTCTGAGTATATGTGCCTGCGCTCCACGGCCCCTGCCAAGTGATGTCGCCCGTCGGGCCGGCTGGACCCACTGGTCCCTGCGCTCCGGTCGACTCCAACTTAACGATCGTGAGCGCTGAGAAGCCAGCAGTTGTGTCGATCGACACGGTCTCTGCCTGAGCGCGCAAGCGCACCTTGTCGCCTGTGGAGCAGGCGAACGCGATCGAGCCGTGGGCAGTGCCCATCTCTTCGGTCAGGATACGCGCATAGGCCGACGATTCCGAGCCCGCAACGTCCACATATCCACCGCCCGTGTCCAGCTCCAAGCGGCATACAAAGCCCGCTCGTGTACCGCTGCCGAGCTGCCCACCAACCTTGTATAGGAACAGGTAGTTGCCGTCCGCGCCGATCGTGATCACGTCCGATGCGAGCGCGAACACACCCCCCACATTCAACTTCGTGGTGTCCAGGTTGACCGTCGCTTCGGTCGTAGTGATGTTCTGGCCCGTATTGTCGTAGAACGAGCCCACGGAGATGTCTCCGCCCAGATTGGCTAGCGCCTGGTCGATCCCATAGAGGTGTGCGGTCAGATTGTCGACGCTGTCCACCTCAGTGGGCGTTGTGGCAGGCGTGTAGTTGGTCGGGTTCCAATCCACGTCGAGCTTGTCACCGTCGATCTCATCCCCCGTAATGTGCGACGATGCGTGAGAGCTTGGTGTGCGCGCATCAGTCAGTCGAGTGTCATCGCCCTTGACCACTTCGCCGGCAGCGGCGTCACCAGCGGCCGGTACGTCGAGTGCAGCAGCAGTTCCGCTGTCGATTACGTCGGCGAGTGTGTGGTTGTGCGCAGCGTCGGCCAGACCTGCCTCGGCCGGGGTCTGGTTGATGAATTCCCCAGATACAGTGTCGTACGCGAGCAGCTCATCATCGGCCGGTGTCGTGATTGTCACGTCCGTCAGATCATTGATCGCGGACGCACCGCCGCCAACACCAGCGCCAAGTGTGACATTGTAGGTGGGGCCTGAGCTGACGGTCACACCATATGATGTGCCCCCGAACGTCAGGCTGTAGGAGACTGTTCCGACAGAGATGGAAGGCATATCACGCCTCCCTGATCGTTACCTGGGCCTCTACGACGAGCTGGCCTCGGCCGATGGTCGCCGGGGCACCAGAGATCACTATCTGCAAGTCCTGTTCGTACGTTCCAGGCACGACCGGCCCAGAGGCGAGGTCGAGCGTGAATGTGATGGTGTCGGTCGTGCCACCCCCACTATCGCTCTTAGCGAAGTCTACGGGGTCGAGCGAAAGGACAGCAGCGATATCGAGGTCAGTGGTGGCTGACTTCGCGGTGTAGAAGAAGTTCCAGGCAGTGATGTCCTGCGGAGTCACACCATCGGCCTGGGTGAAGGTCATGGTGATGGTGCGGTCGTCCCCCTCGGTGATGATCTCATTGAACGGGAAGTGGATGTTCTCGGCCATGTCGACCTCAAAGGTTGGGGCCGGTGAAGGCCCCAACCCTCACTAGGCGATGCTCTCGGTCTTGCCGCGGTCATGGAGGACGATCACATCTGTGTCGGTCGTCATCACACCACCAGTGGGCAGGCCCAGAAGCTGCACCGTGTCGAAGTATCCATCAGGGATCGCGATACCAGCGGCCTGGATCGCAGTCTCTGCGTCCACGATTGTGTCAGCGGAGGTTCCACCATCGTCAGCGTTGACAATGGCACCGATGACACGGTTGACGAGCTGCTTGTTCGGCTGATGCGAATTCGCGATCGTCACCAGATAGAGTGCTGCGGCCAATGTGGCCCTCCTTGGTTCAGGTTACGACTTCGCAGTCGGCCCCTTGATGCCGCCCGTTGTGGAGCGACGCTGTTCCCCGACCGACACCCTGGTCGGCTGGAGATTCTTCATTGATGGACCCTGTCGGTCCATCGCTCCTTGTGAGACCAGCTTACTGGCCTTGTCTTGTAGCTTCACGTTCGCCTCCACTGAACCTCGCGTCCGCCATCTCCTTGGTGACCATGCCACCAGTGATCTTGGCGAGCGCGTCGACTCGCGGAGAGCCGTCGGCCTTCCATTGCGAGTCATCGTCTGGGTCGAGCTGGGTCAGCGCCTGCCCAAGCGGGTCTTCCCCGATGGACCCACGAAGCCCGGCGTCGCTGTGTCCGTCCCCGAAGGAAATACTCCCCTCGGACCCGGACGTGCTGCTAGTTGCTCCGTCGCTGGCGTCTGTGGGTGCTTCGCCAGTGCCGTGTTCTTCCGACTGAACGTCAGCAGTGCCCGGAACTTCCGACCCACTCCATTCGGCGTCAGCCGCCTCATCGTGACTTGGGCCATACGGCACCACCTTCCAGCATCGAGAATAGTAGAGGAAGGCACCATCGTCGATGATGCCTACCCCATTCACGAACTCCGTTCCGTTCAGACGAACGGTCTGCCCCTCTCTGGGGCCAGTGAGCTGAACACGCACGTCAAACCTCCACGAGGACCTCGGGGGTCACTTCTGTGTCCGCTACGAGAGCGAGCACGAGAGCAGCACCAGCGATGCCTCCCTCTGTATGGGCACCAGTGAAGAGGGCCGAGAGGTCCGTCTTCGTGTTCCCACTCGGAGGAGTGACCGTCACAAGGAAGGTCGCGTCGCCAATCCCGTCCGCGATGGACGAGAGTGTCAGGTTCGGTGCCGCATACGATGCGTTCGCGATGTCGGCCGTCGCGTTGAGTGCGGTCACGAGGAGCGCAGCCGTCGCATCGAGGTCAGTCACGCCAATGACGCTCACAGTCACAGGATCGACAGTCTGAGCGGCTCCACCTTCGATGGTGATCGACCAGACATAGCCCGTCATCGCGGTCGGGTCGTCGAGAGTTCCCCCTGCGAGTGTTGTCGCCGTAGCGTCGGCCCACGAGGAATCACCGTTGAAATGGGAGGCAGCGAACGTCCTCGCGTCTGCGGCGTTGTTCGCCGAGACCACGAGGTTCTTCGCCTTCCAGTTCTTCGCGGTGTTGTTCTGAAGCAGAATGATAGCCATTTGGATCTCCTTTTGAAGAGTGGGGGCCAAGGCCCCCACTCAGTCGATTACGCGGGGATGATCCCGGTGGCTGTGGCGAGGGCGAGATCGGAGAAGAGCGCGAGCCCGGCGTACCACTTGACACGCCAGATGTGCTCGTCCTTCGTCTCGGACTCACCAACGTCGACCACCTGAACGCCGGACGCCTTCGCGGCCGTCAGACCAGAGAGACCATTGCTGCGCGAACCATCGTCGAGAGTACCGGCGAAGATCTGCGAGGCGATGGACGAGCTGCCCTGTGTCTGGGTGATCGGGATGTAATCGTTGCGGAAGATGGGTACGCCGCTGTAGGCAGGCACATCTGTACCGCTCGGCAGCGTAACGACCTCCATGATGGCCGCTCCACCCAGGCCACGCAGCAAGCTGCGGTAGGCGCGGAGTTCGCGGTCGTTCATCTGGAAGTAGTCGACCTGACCATCCTTGGCCGTTACGAGCGACATGAGCTGGTCCAGCTTCTCGAAGCTAATCACGTCTCCGTTCGCAGCGGTCGCTGCGACCGTCTGGCTGGCAGAAACGAGATTGATCAGCCCGTCGAACTGGTCTGCCGCGCCCGTGCCGTTGACCAACATGTGCTGATATAGACGGCCGCAGCTCTTCGCCTTGGAAGCGATCTGGATCGCGGCCTGGTTGTTGCCTGCGCCTGAACGAGTGTTCTCGATCAGGCCATTGACCTCAGCGTCACCGAGGATGCTGGTCAGACCACTGAACACGCTGGTGAACGTCGCAGCGTTCTTACCTTCGCCAGATCCGCCCGTCAGGGGGTTGGCGTCGTCCGTGCCGATCGTGTCGCCGACTGCGGCCACACCCACGCCACCAAGGACGTTCTCACGGTTGTACTGAAGGGCATTGCCATCAATGCCGTCGAACTTCAAGACATCGAAGAACCGATTCACGGTCACGATGTTTTCGATCACGCCGGACACAAGCTGATCCTGCGATAGCTTGGCGGACTCGATGAGTGTCACGGAAGCCATTAGGCATACCTCCGAATTGGGTCTACACGAACTGGTCAGCATCACGCTGGTGCTGGCTCTCGTGCATCCCGCTCGGAGGGCCTATGTAGTCGAGAAGATAGGGGCTTGCGCCCCCATCCGCTACCTTTTGTCGAGTCCAGCCATGATCTTGTCGACCGAAGACAGTTCCGGCGCCTGCTGGTGAAGGGCGCTCGGACCAGGCCCCTTGCCACCACCGGGCTTCTTCTCGCTCTTGAACAGGGGACCGAACTTCTCGTTCCCCTTCATCTCCGCAACCAGCTCGGGAATGCTCATTGGCTTGCCCGTAGCGGTGCTGTAGCGAGGATCGCCGTCTGCGCCCAGGATGCGCACATCGAACCCACCGTTCTCCTCAACCACGCCGACCAGGGTCGACAGCATGGGGAGGATAAGGTCTGGATCGACCGCTCCGGCATCGCTCAAAGCCTTCACAGCCTCGGACGTTACCAGGTGCTTGTAGAGCTGCCCGCGCAGCGCCTCATTGACCTTGTCCTTGCCCGCGAGGTCGAGCGCATGCTTCTGCCCCATCTCCTCACGGATCTGGGCCACCTGCTGCTCCACGGCTGTGTTCTTGTTCTTGCCGGCATCGTTGATCTTCTGCGTGATGTTGGCCGCGATCTCCTCCACGGTCGAACCGTAGTCAGAGAGCGCACTCAGGTCGACCTTGTTGGCCCTGTTGTTGCGCGCCTCGGCACGAGATGCGACGAGGGCGCCATTCAGGCCCTTGATCGCATTCACTGCCGCCATCACGCCGGGATCGTCCGACCGCAGAGCGATCGTCCCATCGGGTCCTTGAACATATAGCCCCTGGAAGTCCTTGGGCACCGCGTCCATGCTGGACGGGAGCTTACTGAAATCGAAATCCACTGGAATCACTCCTTCACGATCGTGAACTTACCGCTAGCATGCCTCACAGCACGCCTCACGGCCTCCTCATCTGCCGCCGGCAGCTCCTGCTTATTCAGGGCCTTCAGCTTCTTTTGTGCCCAACTGTCCTGGGCCATCAGATCTTCTCCAACTCAATCGCGCTCCTTTGCGGCCTTCTTCTCAGCGTCGAGCTTGTCCTGACGCTTTTGTGCAGCCTTCTCCTCGGCGAGCCGCTTCTTCTCAGTGGCCTTCTTCGCCTTCTCCTCGGCGAGCCGCTTCTCAGCCTTCTCCGTTCGAGCCTCTTCCTTGGCCTTCGCGCGCTTCTGCGCATCCTCTCGCTTGGCCTTTGTCTCGGCGGCCTTCTTCTCCCGCGCATCCCTGGCCTTGCGCTCCTGCTCAGCCTTGCGTTCAGCAGCGGCCTCGCGCGCTTCCTTCTTCTGTGCGGCCTGCTCTTCACGTAACCGCTTTGCGTCGGCCTCATGCTTCTCCGCTGCTGCACGAGCATCGGCCTCACGCTTGCGTGCAGTAGCTGCGCGCTGCTCCGCACGCTTCGCCTTCGCATCCACATCACGGGCCGTTGTGACCTCACGATCTGCCGCGCTCAACTTGCTCGCAGGAGGTGTCTTCTCCTTAAGTTGGGCCACAGTCAGCTCATTGCCACTCCGGTCGACGAACTGGTCCATCTCCAAGCCCTCACGAAACTTCTTCGCCTTAGCTGTCCCAAGAACCTCGTTCTGGAACGCCTTGTCCTGTCGACGCAGCCACTCATCGTATGTGGTCTCTCCAGGCACATGCCCTACGTGCTTCTTCGCCCAGTCACGTCGGACATCACGGATCGCCTTGTTACGCTCCTCCCGACTCATCCCCTTCCAGTCGTCGCCCGCCTTGGCCCGCGCGTCCTTACGGAAATCGTGCTCCCTTTGCCGACCAGTCCGTGTATCTCGCACAGTGGGGCGCTCGGGGAGACCATCAGCCACTGCGTCCGAATCAAGCACAGCAATCATGAGAGAGCGGCAGCGAAGGTGAGCAGGTGGACGAACAGGACTACCCTGAATCGCTGGCGAGGGGACACTCGTGCGACTGCTACCATCGGGGAGGGCAAAGTGTCCATCTCGGGCTCGGCAGATCGCAGAAGTGCGCCCATCCAACGTGGACACCCAGCGCAGGGCCAGAATGACATCATCGTTCTCCTTGAAGAACTCTTCACGCGCAGCGTTGCTGATGTGGTTGACGCCCGTTCGTGCAATTGCCTCTGCATTCTGCTGCGTCAACTCTGCTGCGTTCTGCACACGCCTCGTGATCTGCGGAATAGTTTCACCGTTCTGCACACCGGCCTGTAGCGCCGACGTGATGCGGCCCCTATCGACCTGCTCCAGATCCGTCATCCACTCATCGAGCGTGCGAACTTGATCGGCGCTACCGAATGGGCTGTCTTGGGCGAGCGAGCGTAGTGTTGCGGGACTTGTCGTTGCGAAGTTGATCTCTACCGGCACAGACCTTTGCAGGCCGAGCTTGGCGATGTCCTGCTCCAGAACAGCCAAGTCCTGCATCGTATCGCCGATCTCACCACCAACCGATCGGATCACGGCGCTGCGTGTGCGCGCGATCTCCTTGCGCATCGCCTGCCAACGTGCTGTAGTGAAATCCGTCGACAGGCCCTCAGCGCGCTTCATGATGAGCGCGACCAGCTCCTTGTCACTCTTCTCTAGCATGCGAAGGATCTTGTTCGCTTCCCCCTTGGACAGGCGTTGCAGGTTCACCTGATGACGAACCGCCGCGTCGAAGATCGCTTCGTTACTCGTTGTCATTGTCGAGCGGCTCGTTGCCCATGTGCAGCGCCTCCTCTTCGAGCGCGAGCTGGTCTTCGTCCGGATCGAACTCATCACCCAGGATGCCCTGCGACTTGAGCGCGCTCAGGACCGCACGGCGTGAGACATCACGCAGCTTGCGCACTTCGAGCAGTACGGTCAGGCCAGCAGCGTCTGCGGCGCCTGGCGTGAAGTCGGTCGAGATATCGACCGTTCCGCCATCAGGCAGCCCCAACCACTTCGCAGTGATGCGCAGTGCGCTCTGCATCGCATCCATGAATCGCATCGTGACATCTTGCAGGGAGGATGTGGCCTCGGCGCTGTCCAGAGTGCGAGCAGTGGCGGTCTCTCGCCCTGGGCGCTTCTTCAGGAACTCGCTGCCATAGTCGGCCATCTGTCCTTCGAGGTCTTTGAGGTCTAGGCGCCCCGCTTCGATCGACACACCAGTGTGCTCCAGATAGTCGAATGTTGCGTTGGGATCAGGCGCGTACAGCCACTTCTTGGGGCCGATCGTGAGCTTGTGGTGATCATCAATGCCGCCCGTCACAGTGAGGATAGGGAAGCGTGCGACAGTCAGGCATGCACGCTGGTCGGAGGTCGACTGCCAATGGGCGATGTTGAGGTCGACCACGTCCTCCAGCGGAGGCGTACCCTCCATGAGGCCAGCACGATCAGCGTAGAAGGTTACGAGGGGGATGCGGTCGATATCGACAACGAAAGCGTCACTCACCGACCACTCCTTCTCATTCATGCGCCAGAGCGTGACGTTCACTCGTCCGTCAAAGAGTTCGAGCTGGCGGATCTGCTTCACCTGCATCATTGCGAAGCCATCACGCACACTCACCAGCTCGACCATGCGCACCTCGGTCAGCACCTCCTCACCATTCACCACCGTGGAATCGGCGAAGAAGAGCTGCTCCGGCTTGATCAGCACCCAGTATGGGCGCATGTTCTCTTCACGATCGTCCGCCAAGGTACGATCCTCCACGCCGCTGCGTGGCATCTCGATCATGACATGGGCCAGCCCTTTCGCCAGTCCCTCCCGCATCCAGTTGCGGGCAAACACCTGCACGCCGTTGCCGATCAGGTCGATATCGTCCTCCAACACGCGGATCGGGTCTGGCGCGTTCAAGATCACGGGCGAGCTGAATGGGCGCCCAACCCAGCTATCGAGCGTGAGCTTGCTGAGATTCAGCAATGTCGCGACCTCCTTGCGCTCCCCGTACGCCTCGTCGCTCTCGTTCTCATGCTGCGGCAGATAGTCACGGCCCGCTTCACGCAGCGCCTCAGTTCCATTCAGCACGGTCTGAATCTTCAGCCAGCGCGCGACCATGCGATCGTAAGCGTCA